CTAAGGGTACACGCGGTATATCAGGCATTAAGAAAATCCCGGCTCTCACAGAAAAGTCAGCCAATGATTTTCTTACAAAGTTATTTGAAGAATACAACTCCATCTCTGCACAGGAAGTCGAAAAAAACCTTGCAGACCAAGAGGCGTATAATTACGCAATGGAAGAGGGCAAAAAGATTATTGATAGCGTAAAGGATGTTGCAACTGCAAATGCGGCTATGGCACCTTTCAAAGCAATTCCGCACGCATTAACCTCCTCCAAAGAACTCTCGTCCATGTGGAATGACAAAATCAAGGAATGCGGCTTGATTTTCGACAAGGTGGCAAAAGTGTATAAGGTTGAAGAGGCACCTGCAGAAACTCCTGATGCACCACAAGAGGAGGAAAAATAATGGCGAGCTATTTAATGACACATTCCCTGTTGTCGTCTTGGCTCTACGCTATGAAAGAAAATCCTTACGAGGATGCAACCACAGAACGCGACCCTTACGAAGATTTCCTCAAGACATTACGCAGAGAGCCTACTGAAACAACAGAGGCTATGCAAAAAGGAATTGATTTTGAGGACTTAGTAACCGCTATTGTAAATGGTAATGCGGATGTAACGGACAAATGGTATGATGCCGCAAAGAAAGTTGCTGATATTGTCGGTGGAGGCAGACTCCAATACAAAGTCAGCAAGAAAATAGAGGTAAACGGAATTGAGCTTGTACTCTACGGAAGATTGGATGCACTCAAAGCAGGCGTTGTTTATGATATCAAATTCTCCGGGAGTTATGATGTTGGAAAATACATTACGAGCACACAACATCCTACTTACCTTGAACTTATCCCTGAGGCAGAAACCTTTACATATCTTGTCAGCAATGGCACTTATGTATGGCCCGAAACATACCGCCGAGACGAAACACCGAGCATCATTCCTATAATCTCCGATTTTCTCAAATGGCTCGAACTCCAAGGGCTGATGAATACCTACAAGGAGAATTGGAGCTCTAAATGATTGGGAGATTGATAGATATTTCTATCGGGCTGAACAGAAAGCAACGCATCACAGTTGAGGTCAACAGGGATTTCCGAGAGGACTTTGACAGACTCAAAGATTTTGACCTTGATATAGAAATAAAAAAGCACCGGGAAAAGCGTTCAAATTCTGCAAATGCGTATTTCCACGTACTCGTTAACAAAATAGCAGTACAACAGGGCGGAAAAGATGACGAGTGGAAACAAAAATTTGTTAAAGATTACGGAGTTGTAGCAAAAGACAAAGATGGTTTATCAATAGGCTTTAAGCTCCCCGCGTCTGTTAATGTGGATGACATTTATCCTTATACCCGATTGTTTGATGAACGCATAGAGGGAGGCAAACTCTTTAAGTGTTACTTGGTGTTAAAGAGAACACGCGATATGGATAGTAAAGAAATGGCACATTTGATAGACGGAGTAATAGAGGCAGCACAGGAACTCGGCATTGAAACCGACACGCCAGAGCAACTTGCATCTTACAAAAAGGAGTGGTTAAAGAATGGCTGATGTTTATTGTGACTATTGCGGAACTCTAACCGACTTTGTAGATAGCAAGGTAATCTATGGACGCAGTTATGGAATGGCTTATCTTTGCCCGAACTGTAAAGCATATGTCGGTGTTCATAAAGGCACCGACAAACCGCTCGGCAGACTTGCAAACGCGGAACTCCGAAAATGGAAGAATGCAGCCCACGCCTCTTTTGACCCTTTGTGGCAAGTAGGACCTTTCCGAAGAAAGAGAAATCAGGCTTACGCGTGGCTTTCAAAACAGATGGGGTTGCCGATAGAAAAAACTCATATAGGAATGTTTGATGTTGCGGAGTGTAAACAGGTTATAAAAATTTGTAATGAAATTATGACGAAAGGAGGAAATGTAAATGCCGGAAAACAATGAAAGTAAAATCGCTGAAATTATGATTGATGTGGACAGTGTAAATGTTCCAAGAGCAAGATATGATGAACTCATTAAGAGCGAGGCTATTCTTAACATTCTCAAGAAAATGAAAGAGAAAAAAGTTGCCTCATATCAAATTGAGGAGTTGATAGCTTGCATTATAGAAGAGAAAGGAGAAACCGAAGATGCTGAATAAAACAATCCTGATGGGGAGACTTACCAAAGACCCCGAACTAAGAAGTACCGGGAGCGGAGTATTTGTAACATCTTTCTCCTTGGCAGTAGAAAGCGACCTCAAAGGACCAAACGGAGAAAAGTCAGTTGATTATATTGACTGTCTTGCTTGGAGAAATACCGCTGAATTTGTTAGTAAATATTTCAGCAAAGGTCGAATGATGGTTGTAGTCGGAAGATTAAAAATGGAGACCTGGCAAGACAACTCCGAAAAAACACACAAAGCAATAAAAGTTGTTGCAGAAAATGTGTATTTCGGGGACTCAAAGAAAGAGGAAAGCGGCGGATTTAATCAAGGCACTTTTCCACCGTCTGCAACAGGAGCTCCGACGATTCCTCCCGGATTTGAGGATGTAACCGACTCGGATGACGATTTACCATTCTGAGGAGGCGATAGTAAGTGGCAACAGGCAAAAGATACTATTGGATGAAATTGAAAGAATCTTTTATGACATCCGATACAATCGACTATTTTATGAGTCAGCCTGACGGAGCAAACTATGTTGTCCTTTATCAAATGCTGTGTTTGAAAACCATTAACACGAACGGAAGATTGAGCCGACAAATCGGGGAAATCATTATCCCTTATGATGTTGAAAAAATCCAAAGAGACTGTAAGTGGTTTTCAATCGACACAGTAAGAGTTGCCTTAAAACTGTATCAAGCAGTTGGACTTATCTACGAGGATGTTGATGGAACGCTTGTATTAGCAGACCATCAAAACCTTGTCGGAAGTGAAACAGACGCGGCATCTCGTATGAGGAATGTGCGAGCCCGAAGAAACAATGCTCTCCCTTCTGGCGAAACAGAAAGTGAACAAACCGCGAACAATGTTACACCAGAGATAGAGAATAGAGATAAGACATTAGATAATAGAGATTTAGATACAGATGTTAAGAGTATAGAGGTAGATGATACTACTCCGCAAGCGGAGGCAGAGCAGACACCTTGCCCGTATGCAAAAATCAAAGAATTGTATCATTCTATATGCGTTTCTTATCCAAAAGTGAGGAGCATTGAGGGAGAGCGTAAAAAAGCAGTGGCGGCTCGTTGGCGTACATACAAAAGCCTCGAAGTGTTTAGAGAATTGTTTATCATTGCCGAATCATCATCTTTTCTTAAAGGAGAGAACAATAGAAATTGGAGTGCAGATTTTGACTGGATGATGAAAGCAACAAATTTCTCAAAGATACTTGAGGATAAATATGCAGATAAAGGAGCGACAGATGGCAGACCGTCGGGAATATTTGGGACACTATCAAAAATGTATGCGGAGGCTGAGGAAGAATGACAGAGCAAGAAACCATAAAAGTTATAACTCTTATTGTTATGAGTTATCCATCCAATGATAAATTCAAGGATGAAGACAACATCAAAGGTATGGTTGCTGTGTGGAAAACCATTTTTAAGGATGATGATGTACGCGTTGTAGAAATGGCAGTACAGAAACATATATCCATAAATAAATGGCCTCCGAGTATAGCGGAAGTGAGAGAGCAAATGTGTTCTCTCCTCCGTCCCGATATTATTCCCCCGGACATAGCCTGGGCAGCGGTTGAAGATTTGTTACACGCAAACGGAGAGTATATGCACAGAGATTTATATAATGTCCTTCCTGATGCGGTTGCAAGAGTTGTTGAAACAATCGGATGGAGTACTTTATGGAATCTGCATTGTGGACGACATAGAGGAAATCCGGACGGAATGGACCGCGTTGCGTTTATGGATTTGTATAAACCTGCATACGAAAGAGAACGCGAACAGGCAATGCTCCCGAAAAGGTTGAGCGAGGCGTGCGAAAGGAGCAAGCGTGAACTCGGCGGAGAGAACATCCTAAAACTTGAAAGAGCAAAACAAGCAAGGATAGAAACTGACGAATTTTACGAAAAATTAACACGCCGAAGTTTTGAGAATTTATTAGAAAAAGGAACCGAAAGAAAACTTTTAGGAGGTAGCGAAGATGAAGAAAACTAAAAAAAGAAAAATTCCAATGAGGACAAGGAGGAGAATTTTCCTCTCTGTGTGTTGCTTGGTTGTGGTATTGGTGGTTATGCTGATTGCCAATGCTTGTGATAGCGACAAAAAAGCCGCAGAAGATATTGCATCAGCGGTAAAGGTAAATGCGGTAGATTGCAGTCCTGAAACAGAAACAATCGTTGTTGGTAGATATGATGATATTAGTTTTGAGACTTGGGAGATAGACGAAATGGCATCAATTATTTACCTTGAGGCGAGAAATCAAAGTGCAAAAGGTCAACAAGCAGTTGCAGAAGTGATTTTGAACAGGGTGCTTAATGATGCGTTTCCGAACACAATCAATGAAGTGTTGCACGAGGGCGAAAGCAAAGGAGTTGTACAGTTTACAACAATTAAAGCACTCGATACCGCAAAGCCCACCAAAGAACAATATCAAGCCATCAACGAGGCTTTGTATGGAGAGCCGGTGTTACCCTTAGATGTTGTTTTCTTCTCGCGTGGAGGCGAAAATGACCGCGTTTATAAGAAAATAGACGACCATATATTCTGTTATGCGTACAAATGGGAGTGATTTTCAATGAACTATGGCAAAGAAAAAGACCCCCTCCGACAATGGCAGGGTAAGGTTAGCCGGGCGAAAGGTC